ACGATTACCGTTACTGGCCCAGCCACCGCTGCGGGTACTATCCAGCTTTATATCGCGGGGCAAAAGGTCAGCGTGGCGGTGGGCAGCACCGACACCGCCAACACCATTGCCACTGCGATCAACACGGCAATAAACCTTGCATTAGATTTGCCGGTGACAGCCACGGTCGCCACTAACGTGGTAACGCTGACCTGTCGTTGGAAGGGTTTGACTGGCAACGACATCACTTTATTTGATAGCTATCGCGGGTTATCTGGTGGCGAAAGCTTACCGGCTGGCTTAGCACTGGCTTATTCAGGGTCTGGCTTGTTGACGGCAGGCACGACCAACCCGACCTTGACGGGTGCGCCGATTATTGCTTTGGGTGATGACCCGTATGATTTTATTATCCATCCCTACACCGACACCACTAGCTTGGATGCCTTGCAGGTGGAACTCGGCGACTCGTCCGGCCGTTGGTCTTGGAATCGGCAAGTGTACGGGCATGGTTACACCGCTTTGCGGGGCAACTTGTCGTCGCTGACTACAGCGGGCGGCTTACGGAATGACCCCCATCATACCATTGCCGCTATTGATAACGATTGCCCCGCTCCCAACTGGGAATATGCGTCTGCTTACGGTGCAAGAAATGCTGTTTATATCACAGCTGACCCGGCACGTCCTACCCAAACTGGCGAACTGACCGGCGTGATGGCACCACGGGCAGGCAAACGATTTATCTGGACGGAACGCAACAGCTTGTTAGGCTTCGGCATTGCGACCAGCTTTGTTGATAGCGGCGGGGTTGTGCGCGTTGAGCGGGCGGCTACGACTTACCAGAAAAACACCTTTGGGCAAGCCGACCCCAGCTATTTCGACAGCGAAACTTTGCACACGGCGGCTTACATCCTGCGCTATTTGAAACAGGCGATTACGTCTAAATATTCGCGGCATAAGCTGGCCAATGACGGCACACGGTTTGGTGCTGGCCAGGCGACGGTTACGCCGTTGGTGATCCGAGGTGAATTGCTGGCAGCCTATGCCGTGATGGAAGATTTGGGGATTGTCGAAAATTTGGAAGCGTTTAATGAGTATTTGATTGTAGAACGCGACAGCATTAATCCGTCAAGGGTTAACGTGTTGTTCCCACCTGATTTTGTCAACCAGCTTCGAGTCTTGGCTGTTTTAAATCAGTTTAGATTGCAATATCCGATCGCGGCGGCGGCTTAGATTAATGTAGGGTACGCATTGCGTACCGGTCAATTATGGTACGCATTGCGTACCCTACCAAGAGGTATCAATTATGGCAAATAGAGTGGCGGGTATCTGTTACATTAAATGTGACGGCCAACAGTTTGAAGTTAAAGGCAGCGTTGAAGCCCCAATCATGGCGGCCATGCGTGAAAATGTTATGTCACTGACCGGGTTAGCTGGCTATAAGGAAACGGCACAGCGCCAGTTCTTAAAATTGTCCGCTATTTTTACCAAAGACTTTCCCATCGCTTTATTCCGTTCATCCACCAACATGACGGTCACTGCAGAAATGGCGAACGGCAAGGCTTACACGTTAACCGGGGCGTTTCTGGAAGGCGAGATCAGCGCCAAGGGCGATGACGGGGAGTGTGACTTGGAATTTACCGGCACTAGGGGCGTGTGGCGCTAATGAATGATGTACGGACAGACAAGGCATTAATTGACGTGCCCGCGAAATCCGGCTCGGTCACCGTCAAACTCAGCAAGCCGCTGGAACATGGCGATGACGACATTACCGAATTGACGTTGCGCCCGCCGACCGTTGATGACCTGGCGGATATTGGTTACCCGTTCACCGTATCCACGGGTGACGGTGATACCGGCATTGAGATGAAGCCGAAAGCCATCCTCAAGTATGCCAGCCGCTTGGCGGGCGTGCCGCCGTCGGTGTTGAAGGGTATGGCGCTGTCGGATTTCATGAAAGTGCAAACGGAGGTGATGTTTTTTTTCGGGGATTTGGGGGAGACCCCGCTGAGCTGATCGACCGGGCTTTTGAGGTGGCGCATTATTTCGGCATCAACCCCGCTGAGGTGCTGGCGCTGCAGTTGCCCCGTTTTGAGTTGTATTACAAGCAGGTGGTTAGGTTGTCTGAGCGGGAACGGCAAGCGTAGGGTACGCACCGCGTACCTGTTACGGCATATTTGGTACGCAATGCGTACCCTACAGGATAAGTTATGGCAGATGCGCATCTAAAAGCGATTATTACGGCTGTTGATCGCCTCAGTCCTGTCTTGGCCAAGCAAAGCCGGATGATTCGTAGCTGGTCAAAGCAGTTTGAAAAGGCCGGTCGTGGGGCGATACCGATGGCGGCTGGGCTGTCCGCAGTGATGGGTTTGACCACCCGCGAATTTATGCAACTTGAGGATGCCAGCACCCAGTTGCAAAACACGCTAATGACCAGCGACGGGGTTTCCGCAGGGTTTGAGCAACTCAGCAAGATTGCTACTAACTTAGGTAATCACCTGCCCGGTACGACCGCCGACTTTATGGCGATGGCCAGCCAGTTGAAAGCCCTAGGCATAACCACCGATAGTTTGATGGGCGGCGCATTGGAAGCGTCGGCAAACCTTGCCGTGGTCGGCAAGCCCTTGGGCGTTACTTATGACCAAGCGGCGGAATCGGTTGGCAAGCTGTCCAACGCCTTCGGTATTGCCGCACAAGATTTAGTGCCGTTTGCCGATACGGTGCAACGGGCGTTGCACATCGGTATCGAGTTGGAGCAGTTCCAGTACGGTATGAGTAGGATCTCAGGGCCATTAAAAGCCGCCGGGATGCAAGGGCTGCAAGTTGCGAAGGACATGACCCCGTTGTTGGGCATGTTGATCAAGGCGGGCGTGAGCGGTGAGGAAGCCGGTACCGGCATCAAGACCATGATCACGTCGGCGATCTCCGAAAACCGTTTTACCGGGGTTAAGGGCTTGGTGGCCGACCTCGAAAAGTTGAACAAGCTGCCGGTGGCCGAGAAAATGGCCAAGCTGGGCGACCTGTTTGGCGAACAACATGCAGGCAAGGCAGCGATTGTGGCGGCGGGTGGTTATGCCGATCTGGTCAAGCAAATGGAAAAACAGGCCAGCTTGCAACAGCGTATTAATAATAGCTTAGGGACGTTGACGAATTTATGGGACGCGGCCACAGGTAGCTTCCAGAACGTGATGGCGGCGTTCGCCAGCAGCTATGCGCCGGAATTGAAAAGCCTGGCAACCAGCCTTAACGATATCGCCAGCAAGGCGATGGATTGGGTCAATGCCAACAAGGGCATGATTAACACGGCGGTGCAAGTGGCGGCAATGGTTACTGGTATGAAGCTGGCGTTTTGGGGCGTGGGCATTGCCTTGGCGTTTGTTTCCAGGCTGTTGGCCATGAACCCTTTCGGGCTGTTCCTGCAGGCGTTGGCGATTGCCGTGCCGTTGGTGATAGCCAATTGGGGGGCGATTACGAATTATATCAAAAGTGCCTTTGGCACTGCGATAAATTGGGTCGCTGGCTTATGGAATAATTTAGTTGGCGGCATTGGCTTAGGAGCACAGACAATTGCTGCCGTGTTTCCCGGCATCGGCGAGGCATTAAAGTCCGTATTCGGCGGGGCGATTGATTGGGTGATCGGCAAATGGCAGGGGTTTATTGCCGCCATTTCCGGGGCGGCTTCCCGCATTGGCTCGTTTATGTCCAGTCTAGGCGGTGCAAACGTGGGATCGATGACGCTCCCCGGCCAAGCCATCCAACGCCCTGCGATCAACACGGGCAGCAGCTTTAAGGGGTCATTGGACATTAACCATTTGAATGCCCCGGCGGGTTTCCGTGCCGCGCCGGTGAAGTCTAAAGGCCCGGTGCGCGTAAATCAGAACGTGGGTTATAACTATTCGGTCACGGGCTTATATTAATGATCACCCACATTATGGGATTTAATCTTATTCAAACGTGCCCGTCGAACCCAGAGCAATACGATGTTTACCTTGGCAAATTGAAAGTTGGTTATTTGCAATTGATGGACGGAAAATTTAAGGCCATGTTCCCAGATGACAGCGGCGAGCAAGTCTATCTGGATTTCCCGGGTGGGCAAGATTCATTTGAAGAATTGGAACGCTATGTTTATTTGAATGAGGCCGTCAGCGCTATCCATCACTGTTTGCACGAACTAATCCGCACTGCCGCTTTCTATGGCTGATTTATTTGAAAACCTCCGCCCTGCGTCGTTCCGACAAGTACCGTTCCAAGTGGATGGCACGGACATGGAGACCGGGCGGCGGGTGCAATTGCATGAGTACCCTCAGCGCGATAAGCCTTATGCCCAAGACATGGGCAGGGCTTCCCGTAACTTAAAGTTTGATGCGTTTGTCATAGGAGACAACTATTTAGACCAAGCGAATAGCTTATTAGCGGCGTTAGAAGCCTATGGCACTGGTACGTTGATCCACCCATGGTTTGGTGCTTTACAAGTCAATGCCTTGAGCTGTAGCGTGGCGTTTGACCGTGCACTCGGCTATGCCAAATTTTCGTTAAGTTTTGTCGAAAGCGGCGACCTTGAGTTTCCGTCGGCGGCAGATTCAACTGCCGCCTTAAGCCGCACGGCGGCGGACGGGTTAGAAAGTGTCAGCACGGATTTATTTAGCCAAGTATTTAAAACAGCCGGTTTTATTAGTGATGTGGCAGACAAGGCCACGCGGGTATATGGCACGGTGCTGGACTTTATGGCGAACCCGGCATTTGCGCTGGCCAGTTTGACCGGGTGGAATAACTTACCCGGCAACTTATCCAGTTTGACTGCGTTGTTTGGCAACCCATTGGGTTTGGGTTCGGCGTTTGCGGGGCTGCTGGATTTGCGTGGCACGGCACGGGACAGCGGCATTACCGGCAGTAACCCGGTGGCGTTGCCGATTATCCGTGGGCTGACGCGGATGGCGGTCGATCCGGTGTTGGCCAACCTACCAGACCAGACTGTCAATACCTTGTCGGCTGCACAGATCGCCGTTAACCAAAAGGCGATCTTGACCCACACGCGGCAATTGTTGCTGGTGCAAGCGGTCAACCTAACCAGCTACCTTGATGCGGTGGTGTACGACGACACGTTAGCCTTAAAAAACGAATTGGCGGCCGCACTGGATGCCGAAACCTTTAACGCCACCAATGATGATGTCTATCAAGCATTGATGTCGGCCCGCACGGCGATGTGGCAAGATTTGACCGAACGCAGCCGTGGCAGTGCGCGTTTGCTGACTTTTACGCCGCCTGCGGTGATGCCAGCCTTGGTGTTGGCTTACGACCAACATGAGGATGCTGGGCGTGCGGATGAGATTGTCGCGCGCAATAAAATAAGCAACCCCGGCTTTGTGCCTGCGTTGCCGCTTAAGGTGTTGAGCCGATAGGTAAGGCATGGAAAAAGAAATAATAAGTACCGTCAGCCCTGATAAGTGGGCAGATCATGGCCTATCTGGCTTGGTGATTTGGGCATTGTTCCTGATGGTCGCAGTGATGATGTGGATGCTGGAAAAAAAACTCACGCGAGTGGCCGATGAAACGGCCAACTTGGCGATGGCAATTGAGAGGGCGCGGGGTAGCATTATAGAAAAGCTATACGAGGCCGGTGTGCTGCCGGAACGGCGCAATCGCAATTTTGGCAGGGAATTGACTTCTGGCGATGAACGCCGGAAGGCTGATATTGATTAGGAGAAGCGCTTGATAACCAGTAGAGATTGTTTAACTAAATATGGGATGCCTGAGCGTGAGCAGCACATGGTGCTTTGGGATGTGCCGCCTCACCTTGAAATAGGGCAAATACCAAAAAAAATTTATTGCAACAAAGATCTGATAAAACCACTTGAAAAAGCATTGACTAACCTAGTCGAACGCAAACTGGTAAGCCAACTTAAGACCTGGGACGGCTGTTTTAACATCCGAAAGAAACGGGGTGCCACGTCGCCATCCCTGCATTCATGGGGCATTGCCATTGATGTTAATGCGGCATGGAATCGCTTTGGTTGTAGCCCGACTTGTTCACAAGCATTTGTCGAATGCTTTACCGACGCTGGTTTTGAGTGGGGCGGTGAATGGCGCAAGCCTGACGGGATGCACTTCCAGTTGGGTAGTATCTGATATGTGCGCCGTGATTATCGCCGCGTTGCTGATAGGCATCGGGTTGTCGGCATATTACCTATGGATGGCAGGTAATGATGTCAGCTATTGGATGGATCGTTGCTTAGAGCTGGACGAGCAGCTCAAGCATATCACCGACCTTGAAACAATTGAAGCCATTGCCAAAAAAACCAAGGCATACGATTCTGGCATATCTGTTAATTACGATAACTGATGGCCCAGTCATCTAAGCCTGATGATGTCTCCAGCGAACGTGTCACGCTATCTGTTAATGGCAAAGACTATGGTGGTTTTAAGTCAGCCAGGATAGAAGCGGGGATTGAACGACAAGCCCGAAGCTTTGAGGTAAGCGTAACCGACCACTGGCCAGGGAGTGCCGAACAAACCCGCCGTATCAAACCGGGTGACCTTTGCGAAGTAAAGATCGGCGAAGACCTTGTCTGTACAGGTTACGTTGACTCTACGCCCATTGATTATGATGCAGACGGTATAACCGTGATGGTAAGGGGACGCAGCAAGACCGCCGACTTGGTGGATTGTAGCGCAGACAAACCAACCGAAAAGGGGCAGTTTAAGGGGCTGAAAGCCGAAGCGATTGCCACCAAAATTGCCAAGCAGTACGGGCTTAAGGTAAAGGTTGAAACCGATACAGGGGCGGCGATTACCGACCATCAGGTGCAGCAGGGTGAAACGGCGTTCGAAAATTTGGACAGGCTGGCACGGCAACGGCAAATTATCATATCTGATAATGCCGCTGGCGATGTGGTGTTGCTGACTGCTGGTTCTGGCGGCAAGGCCAAGTCTACCTTGGAGCTGGGCGTTAACATACTGAGTGCATCGGCTGGGTTTGATTACACCGAGGTATATTCGGAATATAAGGTCAAGGGGCAAAAATCACGCGGCGGCGATGATGCCGACTGGGACGCGAACAGTGCCGCTGGGTTGTCGAGCCAAGGCAAGGCCACCGACACCAGCCTGAAACGCCATCGGGTGCTGGTGGTAAGGCAGTCAGGACAAGCCGATGCGGGTACGTGCCAGAAACGGGCGGAACATGAGCAGCGCATAAGGGCGGCCAAGGCCGGTGAAATTAGATACCTTGTTGCGGGGTGGCGGCAACAGGATGGCACGTTGTGGCAGCCTAACCAGACAGTGGCAATTAAGGATTCTATTATGCAGGTAGAAAAAGATTTGTTGGTGTCCGAGGTGATTTGGACGCTGGACGAGGGTGGCATGGTGTGCGAGTTGGTTTGTATATCGCCGGATGCTTTTTTGCCGGTGGCAAATTGATGGACGGCTCAAGCAACGCACCCAGATCAATATTGTTAGTTAAGCAAGTCGGTGGCGACCATTATAAGATCAAGGCTATCCAGCCATGGACGGCAATGGAAGCATGGATGTCGGCCGAAGCATTTGCCGGTTTTTTACAAGGGAACGTGATTAAGTACTTAGCGCGTTACAAGGATAAGGGCGGCGTTCAGGATTTAGAGAAGGCGAGACATTATTTGGATAAGTTGATCGAAATTGAGCGTCAACCTGTTCATGCTTCCGAAAACTCAGCACCCACTGGGACACAAGGACGGACAGATTAATGAAACCCTCGCAACTACTTTCGCCTGCCGCCAAACGGATCAGCAACCTGCTGGCACGCGGGGCGGTGACCTTGGTCAATGCAGCTAATAAGATGCAGATCTTGCAGGTTAGCTTGTTGTCCGAGGAAGCCAAGGACACACTGGAGCATTTAGAGCCGTACGGCTTTACCAGCCATCCGTTGCCGGGTGCCGAGGTATTGGCGGCGTTTATTGAGGGCGACCGCTCTCATGGGGTGGTGCTTGTGGCATCTGACCGCCGCTACCGACCTATAAATTTAGCAGCCGGGGATGTGTCAATTTTTGATAACCGTGGGCATAAGATCACGCTGACCGCCACTGGCATCGTGATCGCGGCCAATGGGCATCCTGTCACTGTGACCGGTGGTGATGTGATTGCCGACGGTATCGCACTAAAAACACACACGCATGGTGGTGTCACCACGGGCAGCGGACAAACTGGAGCACCAAGTTGATCGAGACATTATTATTTTGGGCGGTAGTAGTCGTAGTGTTAGGTGCATTGGCATGGCTGCATTGGTGGGGACAGTGGCATTAAACAATGACAAACGAACCGCTTACCCTGATTATTGACGGCGTTGTCCGTTATGCCCCCGACGTATACGAAGACTTGCCGCGGGCGGTGCTTATCTCATTGTTCAGTTGGCGGCGGGCGAACCCAGATGATGACCTGCCTGCCAACCAACGCATGGGGTGGTGGGGAGACACTTACCCGGAACTTAGCAATGACCGCATAGGATCGCGCCTGTGGTTGTTATACCGCGCGAAGCTAACCCGGCAAACGGTTAT